AAGGGCTGATCCAGATCTGCCGCCTTGCTGAACATCCATATCCAGTAGCTTTGGATATGCCTCATAAAGCTCAGGGTGTTCAAAGGCAAATCCAGCCTTGTTTCCTAAACCAACACGATACTCCGGGCCGCCCTCCATCGTCCTGATCTGTTTTATTTCCTTCGCGGCCTGACGTAACGCCCCTTGAGCCGTCTTCAACTGCTTCGGGAACAGATCGGGATGCTCCTTGCTCTCCTTGATCTTTTGCTTGATGTCAGCCTCTTGCTGCTTCATCGTAGCAACAAGCTCTTTCATTTCCTTCTCGCCGCGGAACTTCGAGCCTACGTCAGAGATCTCCTGACGCAAATCACCATCAGGCGAACGGAAGGTGCCGGTCTGCTTCCAGATATCTACAGGAGCAACTCCAGCCTTCTCAAGCTCTACAGCCTTTTTCCCAGCCTCAACATTCCATAGCGGGGATTTCCAGCCAATGAAGATGTGCGGCATCAGCCCAGACTTCACCATGTAATTCTCGGCCATCCGCTCAACATTCGGTGCCAGCGCCTCGGCTCCAGCCTTTACGCCAGCCTTTACCATAGGCTTTGCCGCTTTAACCAAAGCTTTGGTTGCAGGGTAGGCCGCAGACAGATCAAGACCAGCAAGGCCAAGCTCTAGCGCAGCTTCGCCGTAATTGCCCTTGCCTGCAGCCTCGGCGGCGTTCATGACGCCTTGCCCGCCATACACAGGAATAGCTACAGGAGTGAAGTCCATCACAGACATGCCAAGCGGGAGAGGCGATCCCATGCGGCCACCAGTCAAGACATCCGACAATGCTCTAGCTCTAGGTGTTGTCGCACCGACCGCCTTCAGCCCTCTTTCGGTTGCCGATCCTAGCTTTTGCTGCAATGTCGGATTGTATTCAGTCATCTCAGCAGGGGGCGGATTGTCCAGCCTTGCCTGCTTTTCGGCGGCAATCCGCCTTGCGTTCTCTTCCATCTCGCGGCGCATCTGGTCAAGACTGGCCTGACTGAACTTGCCGGTGCGTCGCAGCATTGGCTCATTGTAGGTTGATGCCCCGCCATCCTGCTTGTGAACAGGGCCGCCGCCCTTAAAAGGAAAGTCTTTCGGATCGGCATACCTTGGCTTCCTTGCCAGAACCAGCGGGCCAACCTGAATTACCTCAGCAGCACCGACAACCGGCTGCATCGTCTTCCTGTCGTAGAAGTAACTGTGGCGAGTAGGATCCATTCCAACCTGAACCCACTCAGGATCTTTTATGTAGTCGCTGGCCGTCTTATGGACATTCTCAGCCTGCAGCGGCTTCCACTTTCCTTCCATCGTAGCAATGGTTCCCTTCGGACTTCCCTGAGCTATTGATAGCGCAGCCTTGGGCTGAACCATGAACGAAACATCAGTGGCCGCAGCAAAAGGCTCGTATCCAATCCTTGGACCAGCGCCAGCGTATACATTCTTCCCCTTCTGCGGGCCGTGGATAGTTGCAATCCAAGTGCCTTCCTTCTCGTAAGAAGGAATGTCCAGCCTAATGCCGACAGGATCGCCTTCCTTCAGCGTCTTTGATGGAACCCCAAAATAAGACTCTTTGCTTGGTAGGCCGGGCCTCTCCCGGCTAGTCCGAGTCAATGCCCTGATCGCATCATCAATGCCGGCAGGCTCAGGAACAAATTCATATGGATCTACCGGCTTGTGCTGGCTGACAAGCTTTGAATAATCGGTGGCGCTTATCTCTCCAGCGCCCAGCCTTTTAGCGCCTTCAGTCAACTCAGGGACTCTCTCCAGAACATTTTTATGAGAGACAAGCGCCCTCATAATTCCTCCCTTACCTTTATGGATCGCTCCGCCGCCCTTGTATACGTCAGGAAGCTTGATCAGCGGCCTGCGATCAGGCCCTTCCTGCTGCGGCCTCACCATGTTCGCGTAGCGGCTCATCTCTTCGTTCAGGGCTTGAATGTATTCCTCGCGGCTTCTGCGCGGGAATGGCTCTCGCAAACTGGCTCTTGGCAAGAACTGGACAAGACTAGAAGGCTGGCCAGACATCTCAAGCGCCCTATTTCTGTGTCGCCCTTCATGTCCGGTGATTGCAAGCTCATTGCTTTTCGTCTTGTTGACTTCAAGGAAAGGCACATTTTCGAAGCCTTTCAAACCGGAAAGATACTGAATGTATTGCTCCTGCGTCAGACCTTTCGGGGTCGATCCTTTTACTGGATCAACAGCCTCACCGAACATAAAATGCTTAGGAGATTTTGGATCGTAATCAAGCGGCGTTGCGTAACGCTCAAAGTCTCCGGGGCGCATCGTCATAATGCCCTTAGCATTGTCGCCAGTGAATAGCCCCTGCAAAGCTTCGGGCTGATACAGGCGCTCCAGATTCGGAACCTCATCAGCAGCACGCTCCAGCCGCTTCGCCTCGTATGCGCCTTGAGTCTTGCGGATCTCGTCGATCATTTCCTTGATCGACTTGTCTGTCGGCTTAACTACATGCGCCGCAGTAGCCTGTGGGCCATACGCAGCCGTCGCAGCTTTCATCAAATCGGTCGGCAGATGCTTGATCCCATGCGCCACGCGACTTGCTGCGGCCCCAGCAATGGGCGCAACGTCCAAGATTCTCGGATCTAGGCTGGCTGTCATTCCCTTTCCAGAAACCAGCCGACGATACGGATAGTCTTCGGTCGCATCTCTGGGCGTTCCAGTCCAATCCTGAAGTGCTGTACCGGCAGACTTCAAAGGCTCGGATACCAGCATGTTCATGATGAAAGCCTTGACCGGACTGTTGCCCTCTTGGTTGACGATCTTCATCGCCTCTTCAACTTTGATGCCAAGCTTCTCGGCAACTTGGCCGATCTTGCCCAAGAGTTCTTGTCCGGGCTTTGTGGGGGAAGCTTTTATCTCATCCATGATCACACCGCATAAGGATTGACGTTTTTCTGGTGACCGATTTCTTCGAGATAATCATCGTAGTCATCTTCTTCGGGCGGCGGATTGATATCAAGCCAGCCGGTATCTTTCAAAAAGCGCATCGCTTGTGTTGCGCTGTCAACATAATCATCGTGCGCGGCGTCCGGAAACGAGCAGATCTGACTCAAGAATCCTTCACACCAGTCTCGCACAAAACCTTTACGCTGGCTACTCTCGGGCAGCCAGATACGGCCCGATGAAAAGATACTCGCCGTGATCTGAAGGCGCTGCATCTTGTCAGCCCTGCCGGGGTTCCACCCCCTCACCGGAAGATGCGCTGCCCGCAGCTCCTGAATGAGCGAGATGCCCGCGGCCTTATCCTCAATCAGCACCAGATCCACCCGCTTGCCAACCTTGCCCTCGCCGTAGCTGTTCTTGTATTCCTCAAGGGCTTTCGCCTTCAGCGCAGGGAAGGCCAGATGCTCATTCCAGCAGTCGATCAGCAACGCGCACATCGGGCCGTCCTGCGGCTTGAAGATGCCCCATGTCGTGCAGGCCGTCGGGTCGTTGTGTTCCTTCTCGCTGAAGGCGCAGTCGTAGCTCTGCAGGATGTATTCGAACTTCGGCAGGGGCTTCTCAGCAGGCCAGAGCTTGAACATATCCCGCGTGACTACCTTCCCTTCCTCAAGGTCTACGATCTCCCCGTAGATCTCCTGCCGTCCGAGTTTCGTTCCCTCGTATTGCATGATCTGCTTGCGGAAGTTATCCGACAGATTGTCCAGATTGTCGTAGGTCGTAGCCGTGGTGATTACTACGTCTTCGCCGTCCCTGCCCATCAGGTCGAGGATCAGATCCTTCGGCTTCGGGGTCGTGGTGCAGATCAGGCGGGTAGGCAGGTCAGGCAGCTTCAGGCGCAGGCCGAACTGCATCATGTCCCATGACTCTTGCAGGTATTCCCATGCGGCCAGCTCGTCAGCCCAGCCGCCGTGGAACTGCGGGCCGCGGAAACGCTCCGGCTCCGACGCCGGGATGCCCTTGATCAGGCTCCCGTTGACGAGAACTAGTTCATGTAATGCCTTGTTGTAATCCTTGATCATCGGCGCAGGAATCACTGAGAGCAGCCCAGAATCGCCCTCGAAGCAGGTAGACCGAACGTCCGAGGATGTCGGAGCGGCGACCAGCCAGCGCGTCTCAGGGTATGTCCATGCCAGCCAGCCAATATGCTCTGCAGCCGTCCTAGTCTTCCCGGCGCCTCGGCCTGCCAGCATCAGCCAGATCGACCACCAGTCGCCTGCTGGCATGTTCTGGTA